TTCAGGTTCAGTAGCTGAGTTCTATACTGAAGGAGTCTCCGAAAACGCTGTCTATGATGAAGTCTATCTTGATCTAGGCTTTGATCCCGGTGAAGTGTATGTTGAAGAAGTAACGGAGGAAGTTTAATTATGGAAAAGCCTATTGTATTCTTTGCTAATGAAGCTATCTTTGACACAGAAATGTTCAAAGGTGCTGAAGTAGCTCATGTCTACGCTATCAAACATACTATGTGGGGTAGTGGTAAAGTGCGTACTTCAGAAGTACTATATAAGTTTGATGACGGTAGCTTTGAAACTCGTAACACTATCTATAAACCTACGGAAGAGTAATATGCCAAAATTTACTTTTATTGCTGAACATGATGATGATACAACTACCGCTGTAACATTCGAAAAAGAACAGCTTGATGAAGTCCTAGACCAATTCAAGTTCTTTCTCTCAGGCGTGTCATACATTATCGACCCTCACTCACGACTGGACTTTGTAAATGATGACTAAATTCACTATCTATGATACACCATACCCTAACGTTAAGTACTTTGAACACAACACTGTAGGTGAAGACTTTGCAGGTCATATGTGGTTTGAAGATGGTGTACTTATCGACTATGATGGTGTGTTCTCTCTACCTAATGACGTCATGCAACAGATGACTGCTAAAGGTTATGACATGACTTACGCAACTGATGAAGGTGACTATGAGTGATGTAGAACAATACTATAAAAAAATGCAAGAGCATTTCCCTCAATCTCGCCCTTGGCATGAGCTTCATCCACAAGAACAAATGATGATCGTACAAGCTATCAACATGACTCTACAAGTGTTAACATCAAATGGCTGATATCACAATGTGTGGTACGTTAACGTGTCACCTTAAAGAAAACTGCTATCGATACCTAGCACCAGCTAACGAGTATCGTCAATCGTACTTCGCTATACCACCAATAGACCCTGAAACCCTTGAGTGTGAATACTTCTGGAACTATGAGGAATATACCAAATGAACAAAATTGAAATATTCGCTAGCTATACATCAACCTACTCAGCTATTGCAGAGCTACCAGAAGGCAAAACAACCGCTGATATCTCAGAAATCGTAGATAAATGGTGTCATGCAGGTATCATCTTCAATGATGGTACTACTATGGAAGTTCAACTAGACTACTGTGATACAAACACTAAGTATGCAGACGAAATCAACTTTGAGGAGTATGAAAAATGACACACGACTTTATATACCACAATGAAGAAACTAAAGTAACCTTTATGTGCGATATGTACTATGCACCTGAAGAACTAGGTTCTGTTGACGCATACGGCTTAAAGAATGAGCCTGACTATCCAGCAGAATGTTACATTGAAAAAATCTACTTCGTACTAGATCATCATAACCGTAACATTGAAGCCCTGATTAGCGATGAAGTTAAAGAAGACATTATCAAACAATTTCTTGAGGAGTTTGAGTATGAAGAAATCTGAGATTAACCACTACTTTGTATTCCGTAGACAAGGCCTCGATCGTATGTACTATGGTGTAGCAGGTAGAGATATCAAGTTCGCTGATGCTGTTCTGTTCTTAACTGAAAAAGAAGCTGATAACTATGCAAATAAACTTAACGGACAAACCAATGATAGCCTACAAACTGTTTCGTAAACGTAAAGACGGTACTTACGGCCCACTGTTTATTAATCGTAAACAAAAGCTGATCACTGACTACTGGTATGATGCTGAAGAACATCCTACTAAAGGCTATGCTTATCGCCCCGGTTGGCACTGTTGTGCTGAACCTCTTGCACCTCACCTCTCAAAGAAAGATCGTGTATGGTGTGTTGTTAAGATCGATGACTACACCCGTCACCAGCGTCCTGAAGCCCAAGGCGGCTTATGGTTTACTGCTAACTCAATGCAAATTATTGGAGAAATCTAATGCCTAACTGGTGTGCTAATAGTCTTAAGCTTGTAGCTAATACAGATGAACAACGTGAAATCCTGAAGTTCATCCGTGATAACTGTGAAAATCAAGAGTTCGGTTTGTTCGACCACTTTATCCCTTGTCCTGAAGACCTAAAGAACTCTACTAAAGGTTATCCTGCTGACCCTAATGAAGAAGCCAATAAAGAAAAACATGGCTACCCTACATGGTATGAATTTAATACTAATGAATGGGGTACCAAATGGGATGCTGCTAACATCTGTATTGAAAACTTTGATGGTGACTCACTAATTATCACCTTTGATACAGCATGGAGTCCACCTAAACAATTCTACCATAAAATGTATGCTAATGAATGGGAACTAACAGCATCATTCATTGAAGCTGGTGATGACTACATTGGTTACTTCAAAGAAAATAAATATACATCTGAACCATTCAATGATAATAATTTCCCTGAAGACTATTGTTATGAACATGAGATCAATCGCTTCGAATCATACTTTGATTCAGTAGGTATTAGTCACCATCCAGCCCACACAGGAGGTTAATATGAAAGTAACTGAAATCACAGAGCATGATGACGGTTCTGCTACTCTACAGTTTGATATGACACCTGAAGAAGTAAGTAGCCTATTGTCCTCAGCTATCATCATTGCCCTTACTGAAGGTATTAAGCTTAAAGAAGCTAAAGCACTAAAGGAATTATCATGAAGCGTATAGTATACCTAGCTGGCCCTATGGAACATGTCTCAGCTGACGAAGCTAAAGGTTGGCGTGACATTGCTACATGGCAACTAAACCAAAATGATGTACTCACTCTAGACCCTACTCGAAGACTCCACAGCTTTGAAAAACGTGCTATGAAGCGTATCTTTGAGTTAGATCTTCGAGACATTCAAGAGGCTGACATCGTGTTAGTTAACCTTGATAACCCTACAGTAGCCAAGCATGGTACTGCTATGGAAGTGTTCTATGCTTCGTATGTACTGCGTAAACCCGTAGTAGCATTCAAGGCTGATGCTTCTATCATCCATCCATTCTTTGAGTCATTAGTCACTGAATGGCGTTCAACTGTTGACAAAGCTTGTGACACTATCATTGCGGAGTATCTATGATCGCTGTACTAGGAATCATTGTACTATACTATGTATGGTACCGAGTATCTTTCTACACCTAAAGGAAACAAATGCCCTACATTACTGAAGAAGCTAAACAGTCAGATCACATGGTCATGTGGAGTCCACAGACTGCTGGTGAACTAAACTTTATTATCACAACATTCATTCGTGACTACTACCTTGCAAAGCCTTCCTACCAAAGCATTAACGATATCGTAGGTGCTCTCGAAGGTGCCAAGCTTGAGTTCTACCGCCGTGTAGCAGCCCCTTATGAAGATCTTAAAATGAAAGAGAATGGCGATGTCTATTGATATTAATGATGACCGTCAACTGTGGTCAACCAATAGTCGTGATAATCGTGATGCACGTTATCATTCAGACTTCTATGACGAATATGCTCGTCAACAACTGTGGCCTAATACGTTTGCTAAAGCATACAATAAGGAGATCGATATGGAAGAACAAAAGAAAGACCTAGTCGAGTTAGCTGTTAATCCTAAGCACTACAGGAACGTAGCAGCAGGTAAGCAGTATATGGAACTTATGGTTGATATGCTTGCTAATAAGTCAGGTGTAGAAGCTCACCTGTTCGGTCAAGTGTACAAGTACCTGATGCGTTGTGGCGGTAAAGACAATGAAGTGCAAGAGTTAAAGAAGACTCAATGGTACCTCGATGCACTTATCAAGTACAAAACAGAAGGTAAAGTATTATGACTAAAGACTTTGATATAGTAGACTTTATTATTGAGTTCGAATCAGGTAATCTTGATAACGAACAAATTATTGAAGGATTCCAATACCTCATCAATACTGGACTCATAAATAATCTACAAGGTACATACCAACGTATAGCTCAACAGCTAATTAATGCAGAATTATGTAACCGAAACTAAAGGAACTTAAATGAGCCAAACACTTATTGCTATTATCGGAATAGTATACCTAGCAATCTGTTTCGAGCAGATGCTTAAAGGTAATACTGGTATGACAATAACCTACTTCGGATATGCCCTCGGTAACGTGGGTTTATATATGCTAGCTAAATGAAACCTCAAGAACAAGAAGCCTTCGTAGAAGCATATTCATGTAACGTAGCTGATGTTCCTACTGAACGAGTAAAAAAATTTGTAGCCAAATATTACTCTGAAGATAATGTGGAGTATTCAAGTGACTACACATCTATAGTAGATGCTCTATGTATGTGGAACAGTGCTATCAACTACCATATTAAAAATGAACTTAATCAAGACAGTTAAACGATGGGTCGCAGGTACAGACAAACTCTTCGACATCTATGAATGTACTGTAGATGAAGTAGACGAGTATACCTCTGACTCAGGTAAGTCTATGGTGAAAGTTACTATCGGTGACACTGAGTATAGTGGCCTACATAATAAGTGGGTGTACGACTACCTATGTGCTAACGAAGGTGAACCTTCATTCGTAGTCATGTGGCGAGCACCTAAGGGTAAACCTATGGTTGCTTACGTAAAAGAAATATGGCAAGACCATATCAACGGAGAGTACAATGACGAAGTCCCTACCGAAACTAACGCCTACAGCAATAGCGGTGAGTCATTTGTTTATCTTTGGACAAACAAAGACACCGATAGAAAGTATATCGGAAAGCACAAGGGAACAGCTGATGATGGATATGTCTGCAGCAGTGAGAGCCTTATCGCAGAGTACAACGAGTGTCCCTCAAGATTCATCCGTACAATCCTAGCGTACGGTACTGATCAAGAGATGCATGAATTAGAGACTCAGCTTATCCTGACTCTCAAAGCTACTCGATCTCACCTGTACTACAATATGAGCAACAACCTGAGGAAAGATTAATGGACATCACAACATGGTTAGTAGAACCTAAGTATACTATCGGATCTACAGTATATACCAAAGATAATAACGCTGTATACAAAATGCGTATTACATCTATCCAGCCTATCATTCAGGAACACCCTGATAAGAAGGTCAAACTCACTATCCGATATTATATCCGTGGTGTAGGTGACTATAGCGCTGTACCCGGTAAACTAGTTGAAGAAAACATTCTATTCGCAACATCTGAGGAAGCATTCAAATGAAATACGTAGTAGAGATGGATGTAGATAATATTGTTAAGCAAGAGCTTAGTAACCTGTATGATAACTTCATTAGCTACCTTGAGGTAGGTGACAGTAATGTATTCTTCTTTAACGAACCTGCTAAAGAACGTATCGCATTAGCACAACATGCTGAGGCAGCTCGCTTAATGCACAATTACTATTCAACATCCTCAGATCAAATTGAACCTTAAACCTTAGTCGGTACCTAATAGGAACACACATGAAAAAGCAAACCGTAGTCACAGTAGTATACTTCCTTGAAGAGTCTTCATCTGATGAAGTACACTTTTTAATGGATCATCTCAACAAAGATCTGAAGGACGGAGAATCCTATATGATCGTAGACATCGAGGACATCGAAGAATGAATCTTATTCCTGTAGCTACCCAAGAGGAATGTGCTGAAGTAATTCAGGGTATCAGTAAAGTATTTAGGTTTGGATTAACTCAGACACATCCCGATACAGGTGTTACAAACAAACAACACTTAGAAGTAGAGATAGGTCAACTCAAAGCTATGATTGATCTGCTCACTAAAGAGTGGGACTTAGACACTAACGCTATTAACTATGCCTATAACCTTAAGCTAGTTAACTATAACAAATGGGATAAACAGTATGGAGTACTCAAATGATTATTGAAAATGACCAAGACTACGTAAAGATTACTTTGTTATTCGAAAAACCTACAAATGTTTTTCATGATGAACTTCTCATAGAAGTAATGGAGAAACTTTCCACAGTAGATCAGGAATACAGAGAGAACTATCAGGAATACTTATGAAAACACAGTTAGACTGGGATAACTTTTACCTTAAAGTAGCTGAATTAATTGCTCAACAATCTTACGCTGAAGATCGTAAGGTTGGTGCATTAATCGTTAAAGACGGTAACATTATCTCGTTCTCCTATAACGGTACACCACGAAGTACTGACAATGATACACAATCAAACATTGTGCTTCATGCTGAGGCTCAAGCAATCGCTAAGGTTGCTCGATCAACTACCAGTACTGTAGGCGCTACTATGTACTGTACCTTAAGCCCTTGTATTGAATGCGCTAAGCTTATCTATACTGTTGGCATTAAACGTATAGTATATCAGGACAACTACAAATGTCTTGATGGTGTAGAATTCCTTAAAAACATGGGTGTAAGTGTCAATTATACCCTACCACAAAATAACCTTGCTGACCCATCATGGTTAGCTAAAACAGGACTAATCTAATGCTCACAGAAGGATGGACAAACTTCCTCCTTTTAGCTG